CGTGGTATTAACCGATTGTTTTGATCTCTTTAGCCGCTAGATCAAGCGGGAAATTATGTGCATTCCTTTCATGCATCACTTCCATGCCTAAGTTAGCACGGTTCAGGACGTCTGCCCAAGTAGGGATAACCCTACCGCTGGAGTCAGCCACTGACTGATTGAAGTTAAAGCCGTTGAGATTAAAAGCCATAGTGCAGATTCCCATACTGGTGAACCATATGCCAACGACTGGCCAAGTAGCAAGGAAGAAATGAAGAGCCCGACTATTATTAAAGCTGGCGTATTGGAAGATAAGTCTGCCAAAGTAGCCATGAGCCGCGACGATATTATACGTCTCTTCCTCTTGGCCGAATTTATATCCATAGTTCTGCGACTCTGTTTCAGTTGTTTCACGAATGAGTGAGGAAGTAACGAGACTTCCATGCATAGCAGCGAATAAAGCTCCACCGAATACCCCTGCAACACCGAGCATGTGGAAAGGATGCATAAGAATATTATGTTCTGCCTGAAAAACAAACATAAAATTGAAAGTGCCTGAAATACCAAGAGGCATACCATCACTAAAGCTCCCTTGTCCGAAAGGATATACTAAGAATATTGCAAAGGCTGCTGAGACTGGAGCTGAGTACGCTATGGGTATCCATGGTCTTGCTCCTAGTCTATAACTAAGTTCCCATTGGCGTCCCATGTATGCGCTGATACCGATGAGAAAGTGGAACACAATGAGTTGATATGGTCCTCCGTTATATAACCATTCGTCGATGGTTGCAGCTTCCCAGATTGGGTAGAAGTGAAGACCGATTGCGTTAGATGACGGGACGACTGCCCCAGAAATGATGTTGTTTCCATAGAGTAATGCGCCTGATACAGGTTCGCGTATACCATCTATATCAACTGGAGGAGCTGCTATGAATGCTATGATAAAGCATGTCGTAGCTGTTAAGAGTGCAGGGATCATAAGGACACCGAACCAACCAACGTAAAGTCGGTTGTCGGTACTTGTTGTCCAGTCACAAAAACTCTGCCAGTTATCAGTTGGTTTTGTTATTTGTACTGTTGTTGCCATTTAGAAAATGCCAGGAATAATTTGTCCAGTTGTTATGTATGAACCAAGAGCAGCAACGAAACCTATCATTGCTAGTTGACCGTTAACACGTTCAGCATTTTCAAAGTAAGGTTGTTCGATTACTTGTGCTTGTGGTTCGGTTGCAAATTTGTTCTGTCTGCCGCCTGGTTCAGTTGTAGTAGTCATTAATAAAGAGTAAAAGTTCGTAGTGGCTGAGTACGATCTTTCGGGTCAGCCGATAAGGTTAAAATTGTAAATCAGATCTATCTAATTTCTCTATAACATCTTGTCTATAGGCAGGATCTCTATCATATCTAGGATCAGACATAGCTTCTACTAGCTGTGCTTGGCTTTTATATACATCGTTAGATGTTGAAGGTGCTTTACCGGCTAACATTCTACCTTCATAACCATTTGCTGTTTCATATTGAGCTTTCAAACCATTGACTGCTAATTTAATAGCACCTACATTACCAGTGCCTACTAAATCATCAAAAGAATCGACTTCTGATTTAGCTAAGTTCTCACTTGCCCAATTGATTACTTTATTATACTCTTCTTCACCACCTATTGAATCTCTAACAGTATTTATATCTTTCTCTGTTAGATCTGGAACAGTATCAGTATTGTAACCAGCTTCTACAGCTCTACCACTTAGATATGCATCAACAGTTTGACGAGCTAAACCAGCATTCTCTAGTTCACCATACATATCTTCAGTGATAGTACCTTCATTCTCATGGAAGTGCTTACTGATTGCCCATGGATCTACATTTGAATTTTTAAATACATCTCCAAGTTGTTCACCGTACTCTTTGTTAACGTATTCATAGTTAACTTTACCATCTTCTAAGTAAAATTCTTCAGTATCTTCCTTAGTTTCTTCTGTTTCTTCAGACGTTTCTCCGTCGTCAGAAGATTTGGTGTCCCCAGTTGTCTCGCTATCTTCAGCACCTTCGCCTCCCAATTTTTTTTGGAGTTCGACATAGGCTTTCTCTAAATCTTCTGCATTTTTATATTTACCAGCAAGTAATTGTTGTTGTTGATCAACTAATTCCTCACCAATCTTCATTGACTCCTGTTCATCAGGAGTTAAGTTACCTTCCGAGGTTACAGTATCTGAACCTGGATCATATGTTAATGTTTCTGCCATGTTTATTCTTCAGGTGGTTGGGTAGCAGCAGCCATTGTAGCATTTTTAGTTGGATCCATTAAAGGTGCTCCAGCCATTTGACCTGCTTGATCAGTTAATGATTGCATCATCTGTGCTTGCTGTGCTTGCTGTTGTTCTTGTTTTAACTGTTGCTGAGTCTTAACTAGGTTCAATACATCTATACCTTGTGCAGCTGCTAAACGTTTAATAGCTTCATCAGGGTTTATGTATTGAGCTAAAGCTTCTGGACCCATTGTTTGTGCAATAGTTTGTATGAACTGAGTTAAAGCTTCTCTATCTTGTCCTCTACCTAGAGCATTAACTCCAGCTACTATTTGAGGGCGTACTAAATCTTTAGGTATATTAGGTATCTGTTTACTACGTTGTAATACTAATAGAGTTCTATTTAAATAAGGTACTAAGAATTCTACGGTTAATAGTGAGAAGATACCACCGAGCTGTTGCTCAAGTTCCATCTGAGTGAGGCGTACCTCTTCTGCAGTAGTTCTTTCACTCTGTCTAACATTCAATTGCATGAATGCTTCACCAATTCTTTTCTCTAATGATTGAGCCAAGTTAGCAGCTGTACCAAAGTCAGCTGTTTTACCTACCTGGATAACTGCTACATCTTCTGGTCTACCCTGAATGATTGCACCGTTACCTGCCTTAGCTATGGTAGCTGGCTTAGTTGTTGCGCTTGGTGAGACAAGGAATACTACCTTAGCAGCTGCTGCAGAGCCTTCTACTAGTGCCTGAGATAACGCATCAAGCGATCTCAAGTCACCTAAGAATTCTTCTACTCTTCCTCTTCCATAATCTTCACCATCTACTGTATTGAATCGGAGAACTAACCATGGACTTGCAGATTTAGGTGCTGTACTACGGCTGTTAGGAAGTATCTTATCGAATGCTTCTTGATGCCAGATCCAACGACCACTTTTGCTATCCAGTTTGACACAGGTATACACCTCTACATCTTCTCCATCAGAGCCTTGTCCTTCATCCACTACGGAATTAGGTTGCTTCTCAGGCAGCTCTACACCTAAGACTTTTTTACTAATGATTTCTTTAGTAACTATTTCTAAAATATTACCGTTACCATCTCTGTTGACAACATATCTATTAAGTGGGAAGTTTTTTAAACCATCCTTACCCATAAATATTAATGAGTTACCACCTACAATAAGATGTTTAAGTGCTTGATGTACTACTACTCTATCACTAGAAGCTGCGATGTAGTCCATGATCATTCGTTCCATCTTGGAGAATGATAAGTCTAATTCACTTCTAATTTCTGGTGGTATTTCTTCACCAAGTTTATCATCTCTTACTTGTAGCTTAAAGAAGCTAGTCTGCGGAGGCAGTAGTGCTAGCATTAGCTTTGCTGCTAATGTGACTACTGCTTTAGCTCCGACTGACTGCCATGGAGTAATTAATGATTTATGATTTGGCTTTGCACTTGTATCGTTGTCAATTAAATAAGGTAACGTGAGTTCTGAACAATCAACAGCAGTCCTCAAGAATTGAGATCTACCTGTTGTTAATTTGTTATATCTCTCACGTGCGTTCATTTATTAAGCCCTCCAGCAGGTCCAGCTCCTGTTGTATTAACAGTAGGGTCAAGGTTTATTCTTAAAGCATCAGTGCCTTTTTTATTCTCGCCTCGTGCCTTGTTACTTTTAGCTTCTCTTACCTTTGGATTTATATCTGTTTCCACTGTAGCAGCTTCAGGTAAAGGAGCTGTTGGCGGCTCTGGTGGTGGTGGTGGCGGTGCTAAAGGTGGTGGTGGTGGTGGTGACGGTGTATTCATAGTGAAACACATTAAATTTCTTCCTCCATGATTGAGTTAATATATTCGATGACGCTGGCTTGACCAGCTCTGTACATAATTGATTCAATACTCTCCTTTGGATGTACAGGTTTCCAAGAGAAATTTTGATCCAACCTGACTAGAAGTTTATCTAGTCGTTGGTTGTGTAGCTTAAGAGTATTGAGGGAGATTTGTGTTTGCATGTTCGAAGAAGGCTGGCATACGTGCTCTTCGTGTCTCAGAAAATTCGGGTGCTTTACCCTCATACATCAACCGATCACTTGCATCCAGCCAGAATTTTTTGTCCAAATATTTATCGGTAGTATTTATACCTAGTGGGGCTAATATCCAATTAATAGTTGCCTTCCTAAGACGGTCCAAAGAAGGAGAAGCAGAAAGACCCAACTCTGCACATACAATTGTATTACTTCCGACATGGATCTGCTCGTCTCTTG